TCTAGTGACTAGGTACAACTTGTCCTAAAAAGTCTAGTAGTTTTGGTGACTCCGGTCACAGACAACTAGTCTCATGTTCAGGTATAACTTGTACCTAAATGTCTGATTCTAGTGTGACCACGGTCACAATGACAGTGCACCAGGTCACATGATTGATGATCTTGTATGCTGGCAATATGTTGAAATTTCGGACACTCAGCTAGATTTGTGCTGCATCTCACATTGTCCAGCTTACGGGGGTCCGGCGCTTCAACAGGAGACAAGCCTCTGATCAGCAGTTTTATAACGGGCTCGCTAGATACTGGGCACAGCAGTCCGGGTTGTTGATCTACGTTTGTGCTGGTCATGACCTGGGATTTTGTACAGGAACGATTTTCCTAGGATTTTCGGTCAAGGGGCACTAATACCAGGGTCTTAAAACGATCTTCGGGAAAATCACTCCTACAAAACCACAGGTTAGCCTAGCCTTACTTATGGCCGCTGGCACTGATGATCGAAAGAGTTCTAGAACTCTCATTAACAGTTCTAGAAGTGAAGCGCCGGACCCCATTCATACTTAGACATGGGAGATCTATGAGATCCCCCGCGCGTGCGCGCGAGAATAGTCCACACTGGACGGTCCCATGTGGACGTCAGATAGGACTATGCAAAAGGGAGGTGCCAAATGGCGCACAAGTGTAAGCGGCCTCAATCGGGTCATCAGGTTTGTGCTGAACATATGTTAACGAAAGACGGACTTCGATACCGTTTTAAGAAACAAATGCGAGACACCTTCACTGTAGAGGAATTAGTCGAAATGCAGGAATTGATGAATGCAACAATGCTTCCTGCTGATAAATCGATTCCACTTGACGATAGACCGCACACTCTTATTGAGCGAATTGCTAAAGGAGGGGTAGCCACGTAATGTTCTATATCGATGTGTCCCATTACGATTGGGATCGCAATCAGGGTAACTTGGATTGGGGTCGTATCAGATCGTCTGGGATCGATGTAGTAATTATTAGAGCTTCCTATGGTGATCCTCAGATTTACAGCCCACAAACCAGATATTTTAAAGAAATGGCCTTAGCGGCTAAGAAAGCTGGACTTAAAGTGGGCGGTTATCACAATCTAATTCATGGTGATCTCAATTCAATTCAGCGACAAGTTGCTTATTTTAGAGATCAATTGAATTCTGTCTCTGCTGACTATGCAATGGTGGACATTGAACCATACGATGCTCTAAGACAAAATGATCTATGGCCTAGGCTTTCTGACGCTGAGCTCTTTTCCCAGGAGTTTTCTAATCTAGAAAAGGGAACCAGCAATCGAAAGTTAATGGTCTATCTTCCAAAATGGGTGTGGCAAAATTGGTTACAGAGTCCAGATTTGCAGCCACTAATGGAAATTGCTCGTGGTCCTTTGGTTGCTTCTAGTTATCCTACTGTAGCAATAGGGATTCAATTCGACCAGCTATACGTAGACATTCAAAGTGACCCGAAAACAAAGGACATTGGATTTGCTCCTTATGGAAATGTTACGCCGGAGTGTTGGCAATATAGCTCAAACGCGAATGTTCCTGGTACATCGACGAAAACTGATGTCAATGTGTATAAAGGAACATCAGAGGAGTTTGATACAAGAATGGCTTGGGTATTAACTCGCAATTTACAAGCTTTTCGTGATCAGATGAATGAAAATTTCCCAACCCGAGATAAAACTAGTGACGGTACAGTTGGAGATTACGCCCATAGTCAAGAAAATAGTGGTCACAATCCTGACGATACTAGTCAGCACAATGCGGAATGGGATAATGATTCTGATTCGAAACAGGAAGTAAGAGCGATCGATATCGATTCGAATACTGGAAATCCAGACGTGTCAATGGAAGATATTTTGCAACATCTCATTGTCTTGGCGAAGAAAGATAACAGCTTCCCGATTCGATACATGATCTACAATAGACGAATTTACCGTGACTCTAATAACTGGGCACAAGAAACCTATACCGGCTCCAGTGCTCATACTGAACATATTCATTTGTCAGGTGCCTATTCAGACGCCGCAGATGAAAACTATTACAACTATCGATTGGATGAACTCGTGAGCTTAAGTGCTGATGACAAACAATGGATTACTGATTTCTTTGCTCGCACTACTCGTTCTGACGGTGGCGGAGTTACTTCTAAAATCGGACGAGATGCCCTAGATCAAGGTATTCCTAACGGAGTAACTGGAACTTTTACCTCCGCATGGGCCGCCATTGGAGATATTGGTAAGCAAGTTAAAGTAGTTAGTACTGTGTTACAAACTGTATTAGCTAAAGTAGATTTAGAGCCTGCTGAATTACAGGCTATTAAGGACGCTTTAGATGTGCCTACGGCAGAGGAAATTGCAACTGCCGTTGTGACCGCTTTAGGGCAAGTTGATACCCATACGTTAGTAAGTACGTTGAAAAATGGGCTTTCTGACGAGCAAATCGCAGCCCTGAAAGAGGCTCTCTAACTAATTTCTCTGGCATACAGCTCACATAGGGCTCAGTCTCCCCGTGATGAGCTGTATGCCTAGGGGAGAGTATTCTTTGATATATATGGGCAGGTCAGAGCATACAGCTCATTCAGCTCACGTTGGGAGACTGAGCTGAGACTGATCCGTATGAACTGTATGAATTTACTTGTCCAATGACTAGTCTAGTCGCTGTCTATAGTCTAGTGACTACATTGAAGGTAGCAAATATGGCTAATTTAGATCTAACTACATTGAAACCGGGCGATGTTATCGTGACGGAAATGGGAGTTTGGGTTATTCGAATCCTAATTTGGCTCCAAGCTGTTCTGACTGGAAAAGCTAAATACCGTCAAGGTGGGCATATTATTGTCTTCACACACACTGATTTACAGGGTAGATATTGGGGAATTGAGGGTCGTCCTGGCGGTGTCGGTTGGGCGGAATTAGGAAAAAGAAACGGTAATTGGGCACTGACTAATGTAGATCAACCTAAAGACGCTTTACAGCGATCAAAAATCGTTGAAACCATGAAAGAACTTCTAGGTACGAAATATGATTACAGTGCGTATATTGAAATCGCGCTTCAAACTATGGGAATAACTACACAGTGGACTGATTTTAGAGGGAATGATGTTCCTACCCATGTAATTTGTTCTGCGGTAGCTGATTATGTTTACGAAGATGTTGGTTTAGCTAATCCTGGCGGAATGAAAGTGACTCGCTTCACCACTCCTGTGGAGTGGGCTGAGTTTATTGATGAAAAAGAATGGGAATCAGTTTAAAGCAATTCTAATTAGAATCTTTTCCATCTGGTTCGGTTCCCTGGTTCCAGATACTCTGAGCTTTTCTGAATTGAATGAAATAGGGTAGCTATGGCAAAGAAGATGTGTCTGGTGTGTGGGACTGTCAGTGATGAATCTCGATGCCCTAAACATAGAACTAGGCAAGCTCGTGGTTATAACAAAGAACATTATGAAGCTAAAAATCGAGCTATGAAAATAGCTCCCTATTGCTGGAAGTGTGGTTGTCCAGTAACTATTTGTAAACTTGAATGGCACCATGTAGAACCCTTACAGGGTGGCCGAAATTCTGACTCCGATGAAAGGCGTCAGCTTTTATGTAAAAGATGCCATGACTCAGTAAAGGAGAATAAAATGGCTGCTCAAAATGCCGGAGGGTTGAAAATTACTCCTCCTGGCGGATTACAGGAAAACCGTCCTGGTGGTATTGACGCTAATAACTGGCGAGTAATTCAGGGACATGTTTCAGTTGATCCTTTCGGACCTCTCAGTTCTTCTGGTGCAAGAGTAAATCAGGTTCGTGGTGTTCGTAATCCAAGAAAAGATGCTAAAACTACTGGTTTTACTTATGCTTGGACTTTACCTACTGTTCCTGGTGGATCGACTGCGACTGTAAACAATGGATCTACTGCGACTGCTAACTTCACTCCTGATGTTGCTGGTACTTATGTATTCAGATGTGTCACTACGTTTACTGGTTCAGGAAAAACTGTAACTACTAACTTTACTTATGTGAGTGCTTAATGTTGAGAAAATTAGGATTAGCTTTAGCGGCTTTATCACTTGTATTTTTTAGCGTATTCGCTGTATCTGGTCCCGCCAGTGCGTCAACTCATTACGGTTGTCAAGATAACTGGGTTTGTTTATATCAATGGCTTAATTTAAGTGCCCCTCCCGGTGATGCAAATCCTGGCTGGCGCTCATCGTTTACTAATTTACGAAACCAACTTTGCATTAATTTGACTGAACCTGCGGCCTATTGGCCTAATGGTACAAAAGTCTGGGATAATTCAGCGGGTCTTATTGTAAATGGTAATGGAGCTTATAGTAATGCCGATAGCATCTCGTTCTATAATGGGTTGAATTGTAATTCAAGCACCGGTATTACTAGTTATAATGCTAATTGGTATCAAGCTGAACCAGATCTTCGAAATGTTCCTATGGGATATATGGGTAATAATGCTTACCATACTATTGCTAGTATTGGTTGGAATGAACAATGTATTCCTCCACCGCCACCAGGTAGTTGTTAATGAGAGAAGTGAAAAGAATGGCAAATAAAAGTAATAGCGGACATGCTTCCGCAGCTAAGGGCCAGAAAAAGCAGACTAAGACTATGAGTCATGGTGGCACTAAGGGTCAGACGACTACTGGAAAGAATAATGGGAAGTATTAATGGAAGCTAAGCCAGATACTGCAAGAATGCTTGCGGCTATCTTAAATAGACTATTTCCTAATGGTACAGTAACTCTTTCTAGAGAAGAAATTGAAGATGCTCCTGAGATTGAAATGAAAGAGCTTTTCCAAACTGATCAAGTAGAATTGAAACTTAAAAAATAAGTTAGATTGAAGGTTAAGAATGAGATATTTAGTAACTAAAACAGTTTATTTAAATAGACCTTTCAGAGAATCTATTTACTGGAAGCCTTCCCTAATGTCTGTTGATGAAGTCTTTGAGATTTTTTGGGGAGGCGATTGTTACTTGGACAGGGAGGAATCTACGGAAGAGTTTAAAACGTGGGTTAATCGTAATACTGGTGAACGTTATCGCATTCATAATGAAAAGTACGAAGTAGTTGAAAATGCTTAGACCTTCAATTGAAGAAACTCTATTAGAAATCGCAATCACAGTCTCAAAACGTGGAACTTGTTCCCGTAGACAAAATGGGGCTGTGATTGCGGATTCTAAAGGAGTTGTTCTTAGTACAGGTTACAATGGCAGTTTATCTGGTATGTCTCACTGTGATCATGAATGTAATTGTGCAGCAGATTTAATTAAATTCGGTGCAGAAACTCATGATCCTGAATGTCCAGCTCATCCCAATAATGGATGCCAATTAGCAGTTCATGCTGAGGCTAATGCAGTTTACTTTGCTGCTAAAAACGGTGTTTCTGTGAATGGTGCAACAATTTACTGTACAACAGAACCTTGCACAAAATGCGCAGAAGCGATTGTTCAAAGTGGAATTCAAAAAGTTGTATATAGACAAAATTATCGTGACCACAGTGGAATTGAACTTTTAAAAGAAGCCTACATAATGGTAGTGAAAAACGAGGTAGCAAATGGAACATGAACATAAATATAAGAAGGAATGCTATACACTTAGATGTCTGAATGTAAAAGAAAATAAGTGTATTGAAACTTGTATTTACTGTAATAAGAAAAGAAGTCACTAGTGAGTGATCCGGTACCAGCCTATGTGTTCGATTTATTAGATGCTTTTCTATATGGAAAACCCTTAAATTTCAAAAATCATCCCGTACCGTATGTGGTAGAGATTGAATTGAAAAAGGCTGTAGATACAGGTGTTTTAGGGTTAGTTCCCTTAGAAAGAAAGGAAACTAATGAGAGTCTATGATGTATGGGCGGAGTGGTGTGTACCTTGTAAAAGATTCGCACCTATTTTCGAAAAGGTAGCAAACGAAATACAAGATGTAGAATTTGTTAAAGTAGAAGCTGATGTTAATGCAGAATTTTTGAATCATTATGCAATTAATTCTATTCCAACAATTCTTGTAACTGATGATTCCGGAAATGAACTGTTTCGACATGTAGGAATTCTTTCTGAATCGAATTTCCGAAATCTTGTGCAGGGGCTAGTTTCCCAGAATTTGTAGAAAGAGGCTATATAGCGGCTTACTATTAGTAAAAAGCAATATATAGGGGTTATATTAAAGGCTTCTATATAAGGCTTTTCTACTAGGGTACCGCTACTATATACTAGGTATTAGTACACATTAGTATGTACCCACTACCCTATGTGGTAGATAGTATATGTGTATACTGTACTTAATACCTATAGGCTATATGTAATAGAGTGTATGTTGTTACATACTGTAGTGTGGGTACTGATTAGTATAACTACATACTCTGTTACATGTAGTGAGTAGACATAGAGGTTGATTGATGCAATAGATCGCTACCTCTATGCTCTCCCTCTATGTCTACTCTTAATTCGTGTGCAATAAACATAAATTTCAAAATATTTAAATTTAATTTATTTACTTTGAGTAATTATCTTTGAATTTGAAACTATTCGTGTATATCTATGTGTAACTATGCAGAAGGTTGAATTGAAATTATGTATCGATTGGAGCCTATGTCCGTTTTGGGAAAAGTGTGAGCTTCTGACCTGCAAGAACGTGCCATCAGTCGCGTGCACGGCCGGAAGATACATAAATTTAATCCAATTTTACTGCATATTATGCAGGCCGACTGAATATTGATCTGAATCGATCTGCGACGGTCTGACACAATTACTTAGAGTAATGATTAATTGAAGCAAATTCTATTTAAAGGA